TACGTCCCAACCAACGTCTGGACGATTAATATTTTTTAATATTTCTTCATTAGTATCTTGTATGGAAAAGTTCAAAGTCTTTTGTACTAGCCCACTTTCAGCCATGATGTTGAAAATTTTCAAGTTAACATCTTTGCGTAGTTTACTGTAGTTGCCACTGATTTTAAATCCTGCATTGTGTTGTAGATTTTTTTGCGCAAAGTACTCAATCATGTCAACATCTTCGTCATACTGTCCAACATTAGCGTCAGACAAATAAATTTGCCTAATTTCTAATTCATGAAATAGATCAATTTCTTCTCGATAGGTGTTTTTGCGTCGACTTATTTTATTTCCTAATCCACTGTTCCAATCGCAGAAGGTACACGAATACGGACATCCCCTAGTTAGAGTATAAGGCAAATAAAGTGCTCCATTGCGTTCCATAATCGTACGAGTCATTTTGGCAAACAATTCTTGATTGTGTGTAAACGGACTGGTGCTGATCATTTTTACAAATTTGTAATCTGCCACAACAGGCAAGCCAGTATTGTGATTTACCCATCCACAATTAGATGTATTGAATGCTATCAGGGCAGTGTCAGTAACCAGACTTTTAATAATGTCCGCGAATGCATGTTCTCCTGCTCCGTACACTGCATAGTCAATGTAAGGATGCTTGATAAAAAAGTCAGGATCAAGATTAACATTGATGCTAGGGCCTCCAGCAATGACTTTGATATGTTTAGACAATTGTGATCTAATTTGAACCAGTTGATTTATCAAGTATTCATGATTCCATATGTAATGGCTGGTACAAAGAGCGTCTGGCTGATGTTGATCGATATATGCCAACAATTCATCATTGGTCAGCGTTTGTTGAATTGGAACTAACCATTCCAGTTGGGCAGCGATGTCTGGATATGTAATATCAATATAAGTTTTTAAATGCAGCACAGCCGGATACAACCAAGATTTTGTTCCGCCGGCGTGATACAGTAATATTTTTAACTTTTTGTTAGTTGCAGGAATCATACTGGTATTCATCAAGCCAATTCAGCATATAGTTTCATAACGTAATGATACAAGATTTTTTCTTTATTCAAATAAGATAGCTGTTTTTTTTGAACATCTGGTACCAAGTTTTGAAGCTGCAAAATAAATTCTTCGAGCCTAATTAACGATACACTGAGGTATCCGACTTCACAAGAATAATTTGCAACATTTCCTACAAAATCTTGAGTGAAATAAAACTTTTGTTCATTGGTCCAATTTTTATAAAGATTGTCACATAAAATACGATATCCTTCACTGAGCAACAAATTATCAATTATAAATTTAGTGTCTAAGCGTGATCCGCCGTGTTGTATCATGGCTAAATTTATTATACTGATTGCCTCGCTTATTCCAGACAATACAATCATTTGTGTCAGATCATGTTGATCAAATGAAATACATTTTTTAGGAACTATACCTACATAATATTTTTCTTGAAAATCTTTACGTACGGCCTTGTCGTATTCAAATTGCCATTTTTTCTGGTATTCTGGATCATACATAGCAGGACTGGCTGGCAATGGTTCATTTATAAACCAAACTGGTAACATATTGTTTGCAAGGATTTCTTGCATGGTCTCTTGCCAAGATTCAACTGTTTGTCCGGGTAATCCACAAATCAACTGAGTTTTGACAATCAAGTGAGGATGTTTCTCTCGCAATTCATCAGCCATAGCCACATGTACGTCCCAGCCCACATCTGGACGATCAATGTTCTTTAATACTTGTTCATTGATGTCTTGGACTGCAAAATTAAAAGTATATTGAACCAGACCACTTTCGGCCATGATGTTGAACATTTTTAAATTGTTTTCTTTTTTTAATTTACTGTAATTTCCTGATATACGAAAACCTGCATCTTCTTGCAAATTCTTTTGAGCAAAATACATGACCATATCAACGTCTTCATCATACTGTCCAACGTTGGCATCAGACAAGTAAATATTTTTAAGACCTAATTTTTGAAATAGATCAATTTCTTCTCGATAGGTGTTTTTGCGTCGACTTATTTTATTTCCTAATCCACTGTTCCAATCGCAGAAGGTACATGCATATGGACAACCTCTTGTGAGAGTATAGGGAACCCACTCATCTATATTGGTTACATTTGTTTTTTTGGCATTTTCGACCATGCGACCAAACAGTTCTGCGTTGTGAACAAAAGGACTGGTTTCTAACATTTTTACAAACTTGTAATCAGCTACAGTAGTTTTTCCAGTTTGACCATGCTTCCATGCACAGTTTGATGTGTTGAATGCAATCATAGGTGTTTCTAATACCAAATGACTAACAATGTCTGCAAATGCCTGTTCACCTGCTCCGTACACTGCATAGTCAATGTACGGGTGTTGATCAAAAAAGCCTTGATTATTGTTGACATCGATGCTGGGACCTCCTGCAATTACTGCTCGAAGCGTCAATTTAGATTTGATGCGTGATAACTGATTGGTTAAAAAGTCATGATTCCAGAGATAATGACTGGTGCATAAAATATCAACATTGTTTTGTTTAATATGTCGGATTAACCCTTCATCAGTCATTGCGTCTTGTATGGGCAACAACCATTCTAATTTTTCTGCTAGGACTGGATACAGTGTTTCAATAAATGTTTTGAACACTAAAACATTAACTTTGATCCAACCTTTCATTCCAGTTTGATAAAATAATATCCTAGTTTTTTTTTGTGAAAAAAAACTGCTTGGGCTACGCGACATGTTGTGTTAATGTTTTTTCTTGTAATCTTCTACAGCAGCCTTTATAGCATCTTCAGCAAGAATAGAACAATGAATCTTGACTGGTGGCAGTGCGAGTTCTTGAGCAATCTCTGAATTTTTAAGAGCTGCGGCCTCGTCAAGCGTTCGTCCTTTAACCCACTCGGTAACAAGAGAGGATGAGGCAATGGCACTTCCGCATCCGTATGTTTTGAACCTGGCATCTGTTATAATTCCGTTTTCAACTTTGATTTGCAATTTCATCACATCACCACAAGCAGGTGCCCCCACCATGCCTGTGCCAATGGTGTCGTCAAGTTCGAACTTGCCCACATTGCGTGGATTTTCGTAGTGATCAATTACTTTTTCTGAATAGGCCATGTGATATTCCTTCGCTAATTATAGCGTATTTACTAACAAGTGTCAATGAGAATGGTTATACGCCGCGGTCTTTGCCGGCAGCTGATTTGGCCGAGGCGGCCACAATGTCTTGTGCTTTGTTCACCGGCATCTCGGTTGCACCAGTGTTGGCACCTTTGTACATGATCACACCAGGTTTGCTGGGATCAATTGGTTCCAGCACACTGTCCAAGGGTGGTGTACTCACCACGCTGATAATATTACGTTGATTAACTGGAAATCCCAAACTTTGTGCGGCACTTATAAATGCATCAGTACTGATTTGCTTTTGTGCATTTTCGTCATCTGCGCGACCTGAAAGAAAATTCACCAAACCCATCAGTTTGTTTGGGTCTAGTGAATTTGAATTTTCGACTTCGTCGATTCTCATTATCTACGTGCTCGGCCCAGTGCAGCTCCGGCTGGTGCAGGTTCTTCAGCGCCCATTTCAGCACCTAGATCAGCGCCCATTTCAGCACCTAGATCAGCACCCATCTCAGCATCAGGTGCTGGTGGGGGTGTGGCACCTGGCATGCCACTGGCAGCCATACTGGTGTCTAGTGCAGCAGGTTGACCTGTTACCACACCCAGTGCTGTTTCTAGTTGTTGCTTGGAACCTTGCAAGTTTTGCACAAGCCCTTGCAATGCCGCAGTGACATCGGTGTTGAACTGTGTGGCTTGTTCCATACCAATTTGATTACGGATTGAGTCAACCAAGGCAGGCAATTCTTTGAATTGCATCTCTGTGGTGTCTTCCAACATTGATTGCATTTTGTCTACCATGTCTTGTGCAGCCAACACAACTTGTGCCTGCTGAACTTCTGATTCTTTCAAGAACTGGTATGCTCTACGCAAACGGCTTTCAGCAGTTAGTGTGGCCTGAGCATTGATCAATTCTTGTTCTTCGGGAGAAGGCTCTTGGCCTTTTGCCAATTTGTCTTTGGCTGCTTTGAGTTTGGCAGCGGCTGCTGGATCTGGCTTGGCCATGGCTCCTGCTGGTGGGGCTATGTCTTCACTCACACGATGAGCCAGTGCTTGTTCCATCATCACAAGTTTGAGATACGCAGGGTTGCGTTCACTGGTGTGACGCCCAGTGCCACGCTGATGTTCAGCAATCACACCACGCACACGTTTGAGCATGACCTGTGCTTCGCGCACTGTGAGCCGGTTCACAGGCATTTTTGTACCAAAATAACTTTCAAATACTTGGGCTACTTGGCGGCTCTTTTTTGGTGTGGCCAGTTCGGTTAATTTCATTTGGCAAATCCTCTTAGTTGTAGATATTTAGCCGAATTTAAACATTTTTCAAGTTCTTGATTCAGCAGTGTAAGGTTCTCAATTTTGGGTGCAAGTTTGGTGTGCACCATTTCACGGAATTCAGGGCGACTACTACCATCTGCTTGCCCGCGTCGGCAATGGAT